AATCCTAAAATGAAAATTATGCAGGTATCACACAACGCAGAACTTTCAGGAAGGTTCGGTGCGAAGGTAAGAAACTTAATTGACAGTGCAGAGTATAAACAGATCTTTGGAGATGTTAAACTAAGAGAAGATAGTAAGGCAAAAGGACGTTGGGAGACCAATCAAGGTGGGGAATACTTTGCAGCGGGTGTTGGCGGTTCTATCACAGGACGAGGGGCGGACTTACTTATTATTGACGATCCACATACAGAACAAGACTCAATGTCTGATAGTGCTATGGAGAGAACTTACGATTGGTACTTGTCTGGACCCAGACAACGTTTACAACCGGGAGGCTCGATTGTACTTGTAATGACAAGATGGGCTCAAGATGATTTGACTGGTAGATTAATTAAAGCACAAGATGAACCTAAAGCAGATAAGTGGGAAACAATTTCTTTTCCTGCAATCATTGGTGAAGACAAAACTGCAAAACCTGTTTGGCCAGAATATTGGAACCTAGAGGAACTAGAAAAAGTTAAAGCGTCAATATCAGTGAGAAACTGGTCAGCCCAGTACATGCAAAATCCAACTTCAGAAGAAGGAGCAATATTAAAACGAGAATGGTGGCAGCCATGGGCCGGGGATATTCCGACCTTAAAACATGTCATACAATCTTATGACACTGCATTTAGTAAAAAACAAACTGCCGATTACTCAGCCATTACTACATGGGGAATCTTCACGCCTCACGAATCAGGGCCAGATGCTATTATGTTAATTGATGCTGTAAAAGGTAAATATGATTTTCCAGAATTAAAAATGGTAGCCTTAGATCAATATAAGTATTGGCAACCAGAAACTATTATCATTGAAGCTAAAGCAAGTGGGCAAAGTTTATTACAAGAACTTCGTAGAATGGGTATACCAGTTATGGATTACACTCCAGGACGTGGACAAGATAAACATTCTAGAGTAAACGCTTGTGCTCCGATATTTGAATCAAGCCAAGTATATTATCCAAGAGACGAACATTGGGCTCAAGAAGTAATTGAAGAATGTGCAGCTTTTCCTCATGGAGAGCATGATGATTATGTGGACAGCACTACCCAAGCTATGTTAAGATACCGACAAGGTTTTTTTATAACTACTTATTCTGACGAGGATGAGGTTGAAAGTTATAAAGAACGAAAATACGTATATTATTAAGGAGAAGACATGTCAAAATTTAAGAAAAGACTTAAGAAAGTAGCTTTAGCTGGAGCAGCACTTTATGCTGGTACTAAATTAAAAGGTGCTATGGATAGAAAAGCTATGCTGGCTGGTGCAGATGCAAATGAAGGTTTCGGACAAGTTGCAAAAAAATTTGTAACTAAAGGACCAAGAGGCGGCAAAAGTAATGTAATTGAAGGTATTACAAAACTAAACAGATCAGACCTACCTACAAAAAGAAATATGAAATCAATCTTTGTTGGTAATGATGGAACAATCACTAAAGGTTTAGAGAAATTTAAAAATAAAGACATTTACTCTAAAACTATGAAAGCAAGAAGAGGTGAAAAATCAGGTGGAGGATTAAAAAACTTTTTAAATAAAGTTGTACTTGGACCTAAGACTCAACTTAACATGGGTGGTGAAGCATCAGTTAAAACTAAATTAAATGGTACACTGAAGACAAAAACATACTAAGCTTTTATTATGGCTGAAATTGATAAAGTAATTACTGAGGAGATTGAAACTCCTGAGACAGAAGAAATTGATGTTGAATTAGAATCAGAGGATGGTCAAACAACAGTCGAAGAAGCTGTAAGCGAAACTGAAAAATTTTTTGGTAACCTTGCCGAAGACATGTCCGATGAGGTTTTACAAAGAATGTCTAATCAGTTATTAGATGATTACAAAAAAGATAGAGTATCAAGAAAAGATTGGGAAACTTCATATACAAATAATTTAGATTTATTAGGTATCAAGCACACAGAGTTAACTAGACCATTCAAAGGTTCGGCATCCGTGACTCATCCACTTTTAGCAGAGGCCGTTACACAATTTCAAGCACAAGCCTATAAAGAATTATTACCGAGCCAAGGACCAGTAAGAACTAGAGTTCTTGGAGTTGAGGATAATGAAAAAACAAATCAAGCACAACGTGTTCAAGATTTCATGAACTACATGATTACTGAAGAGATGGAAGAGTTTACACCAGAGTTTGATCAATTGTTATTTTATTTAGCATTAGCAGGATCTGCATTTAAAAAAGTTTATTATGATGAAGTAATGCAACGAGCTGTATCTAAATTTATCCCAGCTGAAGATTTAGTAGTTCCATATTATGCAACAGATTTATTAGATTGTGAAAGAATTACTCATGTAATTAAAATGGGTGAGAATGAAATACTTAAAAAACAACAAGCTGGATTTTATAGAGATGTAGAATTAAAACCATTAGCAAGTGGTCCTACTCAAATAGAAAAAAAATATCAAGAGTTAGAAGGAGTTACACCAAGTGGTGATAGACAATATTCTTATTCAGTTCTTGAGATGCATGTTGATTGTAATTTAGAAGAGTTTGAAATGCAGAATCCAGAAAAGCAAGTTAAGGTTCCTTATATCATAACAATTGATGAAGGCTCTGGCCAAATTTTATCTATCTATCGTAATTACGATATGGGTGATGAGACTAAAAAAAGAAAAGAATATTTTGTACATTTTAAATTTTTACCAGGATTAGGTTTTTATGGTTTTGGTTTAACACATATGATTGGTGGATTAAGTAGAACTGCTACTCAATCACTAAGACAATTACTTGATGCTGGAACATTATCAAACTTACCAGCTGGATTTAAATCAAGAGGTATAAGAATTAGAGATGATGACCAACCGTTTCAACCAGGAGAGTTTAGAGATGTTGATGCACCGGGAGGTAATATCAAAGATCAGTTTCAAATTTTACCATTTAAAGAACCATCAGCTACATTGTATCAGTTAATGGGTTTTGTAGTTGACGCTGGACAAAAGTTTGCAGCCATAACTAATATGGATGTTGGTAATGACATGCAAAACAGAGCAGTGGGAACTACAGTTGCATTAATGGAACGAGGTTCGAGAGTCATGACTGCTATACACAAAAGATGTTATTACTCAATGAGAAGAGAGTTTAGACTTTTATCAAAAGTATTTGCAACTTATCTACCACCTATTTATCCTTATTCAGTATACGGTGCAGATCAAGCAGTTAAACAAACTGACTTTGATGATAGAGTGGATGTTATTCCAGTTGCTGATCCTAATATCATGAGTATGGCTCAAAGAGTAACTTTAGCTAATGAAAATTTAAAGATCGCTATGTCAAATCCATTAATACATAATTTAAGAGAAGCATACAGAAGAGTTTATGAAGCATTGGGGACTCAAGACATAGATCAATTATTAATACCACAAGAGAAACCAACACCAAAAGATCCTGCAACAGAAAATATGGAATCCTTAATGCAGAAACCATTAAGAGCATTTCCAACACAAGATCATGATGCACACATTTCAGCTCACGTAGCATTCATGGCTACAAGAATGGTTCAAATTAATCCACAAGTTTATTCAGCTTTACAAGCTCATATATCAGAACACGTTTCATTAAAAGCTCAAGGAGAAGTTGGAGCTTTGATTCAAGATGATCCAATGATGCAACAAATGTTACAACAAGATCCAGAGGGAGCACAGATAAGAATTGCTTCTATGATTGCAAAAAGAGTTGCAGAGATAACTACTCAACTTGCTCAAAGTGAAGCTATGGGTCAACAGAAAGATCCGTTAGTTGCATTAAAAGAAAGAGAACTAGATTTAAAAGCAGTTGATCTTCAAAGAAAAGCAGATCAAGATATGAACTCTAATGAGATTAGAGAAAATGAAATTGATGAAAGATTAGATATTGAGAAAATGAAATTAGAAAACAATGAGGATCAAGCAGCAGAGAGAATTAGAATTGCAGAAGAGAAACTTGATATTGCTAGAAAGAAAATTAAAAAGTAATGCCTTTTAAATCTGAAAAACAAAGAAGATATTTACATATAAACAAACCTACTATTGCAAAAGCATGGGAGAGAAAATATCTTTCAGGTGGAGAAGTTTTAAAACTTAAATCAAAAAAATACAAAAGAGGAGATGCGGTTGATACTGGAGACTTTGGTTCTGAAGCAGCTAACGATGCTAGTCTAAGTGCTGGAAATAAAAGCGTTGGTTATGGAGGGGGAGATGGAGATCCTAGAACTGGTGGTGGAGTTACTACGGGTGGTAATAAGGGTGTAAAAGCAGTTACTACAGTTATGGGAAAAGTTTTAGATCTACCTTTAACTGCATTAAGTTATGGTTTTAAATTTGCAAAAAATATTACAACACCACAAAAAACAGTTGCTACTAAAACTACTACTCCAAAAACAACTGGAGGTGGAGAGGGACAACAAGTTTCTTTAAAACAACCAATTATTCCTATGCAAACTTATAAAACAGTAGATACAAATTTAATTAATCCGAAAAAAAATTTTTTTAATTTCAAAGCATATAATATTGGGGGGTTATCTGGTGGAGTAAGATATGGTCCACCACCAAAAAGGGGACCTAACTCACAAGTACCTCCAGTTAAAATGAAAAGAGGAGGATATAAAAAATAATGTGGTTATCAGCTATTAAACTTGCAATGTCTGCAGGATCAAAAATTTACGCTAACAAGCAGAAAACTAAAATGGCTATGTCTGAAGCACAACTTCTACAC